CATTAAGAACTTTCTTGATTACCATTGGCATAAACTTTTCTGGATCCTGAGTTTCACCAATAATATTCATTGTATTAGTAATTGCAATTGGAATTCCATAAGTTCTCCAGTAAGAGAATGCAATGCTTTCTTGTGCTGCCTTGGATGCAGAGTAAGGATTGCTTGGGAAATATTGGTCTACCCATTCCTTGTGAGCATGTCCCTTTGGTGCAGGACCATATACTTCATCAGTTGAAATATGCAAGAACTTTTCTGGCTTTGCAACTCTAGCCCAATCAAGGAGATTGCAAATTAAAGATACGTTGTTTAAAATAAATGGAGTTGGTTCTTCAATGCTTCTATCAACGTGACTTTCACTAGCAACATTAATTACATAGTCAATTTCTCCAAATGCGTGTGCTGTTACTGGAGAGATTGGGGCAGTAAGGTCTGTCTTAATTACCTTTACTCTACTGTATGCATCTGGCAAATCATCACAGGCAACATTAACTCTATCTGTCAAACCTTTATGTGTAAAGGTTGTTGGACAAACTATAAACCAGTCTGTATTTACTAATAGATGTCTCAATACATGGCTTCCAACAAAACCACTTGCACCTGTTAAAAGAACTCTTTTACCCATTATTTTCCATTTCTACTAAATTAAATTAAAATTCATAAGATACTCTTTGATATCTTCTGTCATTTCAGGCTTCGATTTTACCATCTTATCATCTTCCTTGTCAACTTTTGGACGAGACTGATAAGTATGAACTTCTACTTCCTGGATTTTTTCTCTTCTTGTATGGCTGATTGCATTATAAACAGATCCACACATAGCATCAGCCAAGTCCTTGGACTTCTTTCTAGGGTGGTCTACTCTATTATTGTTCATAATTCTAAGTTCCTGCATTTCTTCAAGTAATAAATCTATTTGAGGCAATACAACTCTTTCTTCATAAATAAGCATAGATAAGTCTTCGTAGTGCTTTTTAGCTACTGAAAGAGTTTCTGTTTTAATTCCAACACTTGTCAGGTCTCTTTGAATATCAAAAGAGTTCCACCTGTCAAAAGTAACAAGACCTAAATTAAATCCAAGTCTTCTTAGATTAATAATCCAGTTTTTAACTTCTGATAAATCTACTGGACCCTCTTTCTTTGGTTCCCAGTAAACAATTGCATCTACAACAATAAACGGAACAATTTGTTCATAATTATTAAATGATTGAACACTTACCCACTTATCAACATGTGCAATTGACACTGCACACTTATCATGCTTTTGTGCAAGGTCAGCATGTACATAATAAGTTGTCTCTGGGTCTGGAGTAAAAGATTGTTCAATTCTTTTTGAAACATCAATTGGATTAATTTTTTTAAATGCCATAGATAGCTTTTCTCTATTCTTAAAGAATGCATCTGAAGAGGTTGTTGGCATACAAGCAAAACGCATTTGTGCATCAGCCATATCAGTAAGGAACGCTATTTTAAAATCTTCAATACTTCTTGTTGGATTAATCTCCCAAGTTGGTCTTTTTAATGCAAATACCCCTGGAATTCTGTATGAGTTAATTACATCCTCATCCCATTCAACAGTAAACTTATTAGTTGGATCGTCTTCAGAAAGTAGTGGGTTAATTATAAACTCATGTGATCTAAGCAAAGTTTCTTTTTCAGCTATTACATCTTCATACCTTGTTGTAATAAAGTCACCTTTAAAACGAGGAAAGGATAGCAATACAACCTTGCCATAGTCTGGGAAACGTGAGTCTACAGATCCACGAAATGCTTTATAAATATTGTCAGCAGTTTTAGCCTGATCATTTCCACTTGCAGACTCCATTGCAAAACCAGAAATCTCGTCAAGGATTGCAAGTATTAAGTTTAAACCTTCAGCAGATTCTCTTTCAGAGTGTCCAGAATAAACTGTAATTGACTTATCAAATTCTATGCTATCAATTTTTGGTGGATCAAATTTTCCTGCAAACCATGGTGAGCCAGTAATTTTTGTTTTGAATCCTTTAAAGAAAACATTTTTTGCTTGTTGAGCATTAATAGCAACATTCATAATATCAATAGCATCATTGGTTGGCTTACCAAAGTAACGAGAAGGATCTTTTAAGCACAATAGTTTGTAAACTAAATAAGCACAGCCAACTGTTGAAGAAAAGTCTTTTCCACTACCCTTGCCAAGCTGCATAATTACTTCATTTTTTGTATACTTCTTAAAGTGCTGCTTACCAGCTTCTTCTCCCATAAATCTAATCAAATCTTTTTCTTTATAAATTTGACTCATACATTCAACAAGTGTGTATTGGTATTCTGATAGAGGTGGCTGATTTAAATACTTTTCACCCTCAACAAATGTTTTTGCATCTACTGGAATTTCTGCGAATGGAGACTCGTCAAGAGCTTCCATAAATTCGCTAATATCAATTGTCAATTACAACGACCCCACCTTCATTAACCTGAGATAGTTTAGATAGAACTTTTGGTCTGCAGGATTCGCAAGAAGATGTCACCTCTTTTAGGATTGATATAAGTATTTCTTGCTTTCTTTCTGTTTCTAAAAGTTCATCTGCTAACTCTTGATTATCTAACAAACCTGCTTTTTGTAGCATCTCAAGTCTTTTGCTTTCAATATCAGCAATAAGTTTAATAGATGTTGTCTTGGCTGTTAAATTTGCAGTAGTGTCTGCAGAGTCAATAACTTCATACGCTTTTTTAATAAGTGATGAGAAGTGTTGATCTGCACCTGCAAGAGCTTCTTTTGCACGAGCATGGATAGCTTGGTTATTTGCTGCCATGACTCTCCAGTCAGTAAGTAACTCTGTAACCTTTACTCTTGGAATGTTTAGTGCTTTTGAAATCTCTGAAGCATCTAAGCCTTTTAGGTACTCTGATGCAACCTTGTTTACAAGGTCTAAATGATTAACTAGTGCTGCTTCGCTTGACACGCTTACCCCTCTTCTTTACTGCCTTAACTCTATCAGGATAAAAAGACCTTGTTGGTCCAGAAATATCCTTAAACATCTGAAAGCAGTCTATCCATTCTACACCATTTGCAGGATTTTTTACAAGACATTTAAATTTAAAAGTAGAGCCATGCTCTCCAACAATCTTTATAAGATCACCTTCGCTTACTTCATGACCACTTTCAGTAACCATTGAAGATTTTCTTTCAAATCTATCTTTGAATACAGTCTTTTTCTTAGCCACGTTTTTTAGCCTTCTTTAACAATAGATACCCAATTAAGTCGTCTTCATCATTGTCACCTGCATACAACTTTTTATTTTTAATTCTATTTAATTTATCATCAATACGAACATTCAACTGCTCCATATCATCTGCATCACTAAAGATACGAATAGGATTAAGAGCAGAGTTTCCATACGCCACGTTCTTTTCTAGCAACATTTCTGTAATATCTAAACAGGCAGCAAGGATATTGTATCCAGCTGGGGCAGTTTTAGAAAGCTCAAGAATCTTTTTAATCTTGTCTTCATTTTTGTTTACAAAGAATGCTTCTGATGGGTATTCAGCCATTATTTTCTCCTACTTTTTCTTAATCCAAATTTTCCAAGGTATACATAGATAGTCTCAACAGAAACGCCACACTCTTTTGCAATGTCTTCTGGAGACTTTTTATCCATTAAAAATCTTTTTCTTAACCAGTTTTCGTTAGCATACATTTTCATAGTATCATTATATCCTTTATAAGTCAAGTTTAGTTATCTTATTCCAGTTATTTGTTGCATACCATCCAATTGCAATTGCATCAGCAACGTCATTATCAGATACATCAGTCATGAACTCTATGTTAACAAGTCTGATAGTTCTATTCTTTCTAAACTCTCTTTCCTTGTTTTTATACCAAGAGTCTGACTTTCCAGGAGTTTCTTTTCTTAGTGCTGCCTTTTCTTCTTTTGTTAAAATTTTGTTACCAATCCAATTTTGCCAAGCAACTGGTACACAAGGATAAATGTTTTTTACTCCATTAATATATGCAGCACTCACTACTGCCCCTTGTGCTAAAGCTAGTTGCATTGATGTTTTTGGAGAGTTGGCAAATATTGTATTCTCAATAACCATTGCCTTTACATCAAAATCTTTTAACAATGGCGTAAGTTTTTTACAAGCATCCCCAGCTTTTTGATAATGATCATTACCAACAAAATTAACTTTTCCAAATTTAACTAAATGCTTGTTTGCAAATATAGCAAATGCAACTGAAGTGGACGAAGCATCAATTGCTATAAACCTACTTGGCGTACCAACGTCTTTCCAACTAACTTTGCTCATAATCAAAAAATCCTTTTATATCTTTTAGTGTTTGATCTAGTTTTCTTTTGCTCATCATACAGTTATTACAAAATCCAGCATCGTTGTAAATACTAATTTCAATACCGCATCCACCAGCACATTTTCTAGACTTACTTGCACGAGATCTTACTTTTGAAACCTTATATCTTTGCATAATTTTTTCTTTAGTGGCAGTAGTTCTACACTCAGGAGAACAATAGATTTGATTCTTATTATTCGTCTGAAACTGTTCGTCACATAGTTTGCAAAATTTATTCAAGGTCTTTCCTTGGAGCTATTTTAATATCACCCTTTGGCTTTGTACGACAAACTGTTTCGAAATCACAACCCTTGCAAACCTTGGAATTTGAACGATAAGGATTTTCAGGAAGCAGACCATCATCAGAAGCCTTTTTAACTTCTCTCATCCAATCAAAGAAATAGTTAATAAAGTTCTTATAATGTTCATTAAGTTTTACAGGAAACATAGAAAGTTCGTGACTATTTTTAGATTCATAGACAAGGAAAGCAAAACTCTTCTTAAGAATTTTCATATAAATAAGGAGTTGCTCAACATGATACTTTCTTGCTTCACCTTTAACATTTAAATAGTGAAAAGAATCTTCATTAAGAGTCTTAATTTCAGTAAGAATATCCATATCATTCCATTTAATGATAGCATCAGTTCTACCAGAAATTGGTGGATCTTGATATGAAAGACGTTCTTCATTTGTTACCAAGATACCTGCAGACTCCATAGCCTTTTCAATACGACCATGACGATCAGTGCCACTATCCATATTTGCTACAGAATACCAATCTGTTTTAACGTCAGACTCATTTCCTTCAAACCAGAGATACCAAAATCTTGGACACTTTCCTGCACCATATGTTAATGTTGATGGAGTAAAGCTATCTCTCTTCTTAAATGAAGACTTTCTTTGTAAAGCATATCCTTCTTTAATTTTATCAACAATTTCTTGACTGTTAATTAAATTTTCTTCACTCTTCTTTGGTTTTTCAACCAACTTGTTAATAAGGCTCTTAGCCATTGTTAATCCTAACTGCATATTTTAATGCATCCACTAGTCTATCCGTTGCTTCTTTAGCTGAATAGTATATATTTTTCTTTGCTCTTTCATCTTTCTTAACATTAGTATACCAGGAAGCGAGCATTGCAAATTTAGCAGAATATGCTTGTAGTTTTACAATTAGTTCAACACCGACTGATGCTGGAACGTCTGGCTTAGAAATAAGTTTTGCAACAAGAGCTAGAGTTTGAGTTAACTCTTCATCTTGCATATGCTCAGATATTTCATTAAATCCATTTACTTGATTTAGTAAATCAACTGTTGTTTCCATTATTCCTCAATTCTTCAAATACTTCCCATTCAATAACAGCAAGTCTAACTTTTTTATTACCTTCGCCAATCACTAACATTAATGCTGGGTTTTTTGTTCTGTCAACTTTTAAAGTATCAGTTACAATCTTTGCCCAGTTATCTTGACTAATAGAAAATGACTTGCTATATTCTTTTACATCAACAACAAATTCATCATCAGAGCCATCAGCTTTTACTGCACCTCTACCAGAATTCTTATGAGCTTTCATACCTGCCCTTTTTAATTCTCCACGTTCACTCATTAATACCCCTTAATGTTTAAGTTAACTTTAGACAGGTGTCTTTTAGAACATAGCCAAGTTAAGTCCATTGTTGTATTTTTATAAAATCTTGCAATTAGCACAGGCTCTTTGCATGTATGACAAAAAAACTTTCCTCTATATTCAGAGAAGTCTTTATACATCTAACTTTGCCTCTAGGTCTGCAACTCTTTTTGGATCT